CTATTCGAAGAAGCACATTCCACCTCTCTCGACCCACCCATGATCGATCGACGAATGACAAAACGCAATCTATACAACGAAATGTTTTACATCAACAGACAGAACATCCATTACATCAAAGATGGCCGAACAACCAACGATAAAGGACACGATCTACGCTATTGGCATACCGCCTTCGCTAGACAACACCTTGTCAAGTCGGACGACCCCGACAAAGTTCGCCTCGTATTTGGCGCTCCATCGACATCACTTATGTCAGAGCTCATGTTCATCTGGCCACTACAAGCCTCCATTATGGCACTCGGACCAACCCGGTCCCCGATGCTCTGGGGCTTCGAGACTATCACCGGCGGATGGTACCGTTTACGGAACCATTTCTCTAAAGTGATACCTTGCTATGGCACTGTTGTCAACCTCGATTGGCCTGGCTTTGACCGCAAAGCTAGACACTCCGTCCTCCGCGACATTCACTCAAAAGTGATGCGCCCCATGTTCGATTTCACACGTGGCTACCACCCCACACACGATTATCCCGCTACCCCCGAGACCGATCCGACACGACTCGAAAATCTATGGAATTGGATGACTGACTCAATCTTGACCACCCCCCTTATGCTACCAGACGGCACACTAATAGAGTTTCAACACTCTGGCATCTATTCCGGCTACTTTCAGACTCAAATTCTTGACTCCCTGTACAATACCGTTATGACCTTGACCATTCTCTCAAAAATGGGATTCGACCTCAATCGTATCTCCTTCAAAGTCCAAGGCGATGATATCATCATCCTCTTGCTACATGCTTTCCTCCTGCTTGTCTCCTCTTTCCTTTCTCACTTCTCTACTTATGCTAGATACTACTTTGGAACTGAAGCTCACCCTAAAAAGTCTAAAATCGTCGAAACCCTCGATGAAGCTGAAGTCCTAAAATACGAGAACCGAAATGGCATCCCCACCCGTGACGAACTCGGCTTGCTTGCCCTGCTACGACACCCTGAAAGATCTCACTCCTATGAGACACTCATGGCTCGCTCAATTGGCATCGCTTATGCAAACTGTGGTTCCCATGCCCGCGTCTATTCGATTTGTGAAGATATCCACTCCTTCCTCGCGAAAATGAACGTCCAAGCTCACAGAGCTGGATTACCGCACAGCATGCGCTATCTAAATGATTACGTGCCCACAGGCATTGTCATCGACGTGCAACACTTCCCGACTTACATCGAGACGATTCAGCACCTCATGGATAACGAACGCCCGCTCCTCAGCGAGAAGTATTGGCCTACCTCTCACTTTATCGGAATACCCGGTAAGGATTAGACCATCCTTCAAGTTTTCTATAACTTCTAAAACTACAAAAAAAAAAGAAAAAAAATT